CGCACATGTGGGATCCCGTCTGGGGACTGAACGCCCCCTCTTGCGTTTATAAACGCAAGGGAAAGAAGTTTGCTATGGCCATGGAATCAAACAAACAAAATGAGGATGGACTCTTCGAGACCTGGTATGAGAACGGTGTGAATCGTTCGTCAAGGCCTGGAATGGAGAAATCCTTTGTTTGCTTTCCATCACCCGCCAAAAATTCCGGCGGCCCACTACGTAAGCCCTCTCCCATCTCATTCACCAAAACGGTTAATTCCGCGGTGTATGGGACGGAGGACTATGTGCAGTGGGGACGTTTAGCAGAGGAGCCCCCGTCAACCTGGCGGGCGGTTCCGATGCAACAACGTGGCTGCTTTGGCTTCGGTTATTCCGATATGCGTCCATCGGTGGCTCCGTCAGTGCTTGCGCAAAATACCGCGCATAACAAAGCTCTGTCGAAGTTTTACGATGCAATTCGCAACTCGGAAGTAAGTCTGAGCACATCTGTTGGTGAGGGTCGTGAGACCCTTCAGATGTTAAATAGCATAGCACAGAGGTTTCGGACCGATAAATACCGGACTCTTTTTAAGGCGACCCAAGATTTACTAAGGTCGTTGAAAAAGGATGCCCGCGGTACCGTTGCATCTGGGTGGCTTGGTTGGCACGTCGGGTGGAAACCCTTCTTGCAGGATTTACAAAATCTGTTCAATCATTTCACCACGCTACAGACCCAGCCTCACATGGATTTTGTGGGGGTTGTGAAGGTGCGTGGCTCAGCAATTGAGCAAGACACGTGGTATGACCTTTATAACAAAGTTACGCACACGCAGGAAGGGCTCTACAGATGTGAGCTCGGCTGCATGTATCGTATCTCGGATCTGACTTTGTTTAACCAGTGGCAATTGGGACTAACACTTCGTTCGTCCCTTGCTTGGGAGCTCACCACGTTGTCGTTTGTTGTCGACTATTGGGTGAACGTAGGGCAATATCTTGAAAACCTTGAGGCGAGTATCCTACAAAATGGGATAACTCTAATCGATGGCTACAAGACGTCCTCGTACAAAGTCAGTGACACTGTTGTGAAACAGGGTTCCTGGGCTCCTCCAGCAGATCCGCGACTCGGTGGCCCTAGCGGGCTCCAAATCGTGGGCAGGGACTTGAAGGCGTACAAAGAGGTCACACATAAAAACCGTGAACTCCTGTCGTCTTTTCCGTCTCCTGTATTGCCAACCTTTAAAATCCCAAGGAGTGCGCCCCAAATTGCTACAATGGCGGCGCTTCTTTCAAACTTCATTCCGAAGAAAAAGTAAGGATAAACAATGATTACCAATATGGCAAACCTTGCCCTGGTGGACAAAGCCGCACCGCCGGTTACTCACCAGTTTACCCCCGCACCTTCCGCAAACGGCCTTGCGCGTTGGGCGGACAAGGAGCATAACGGTGGCATCGCCATCGGATATGCCCAAGTCTCCTATCGTATCAAGGAACCGGTTAACGGAAATGGTCTTTTCCGTCACACCGTGGACTTTGTTTTCCCAAAGGTTGATTCGACTGTGCCCGCGCGTCCCGTGCTTGTTGGGATTTCACGTGCTAAGATCGAGTTCACCTTCCCTGACGTTCTCAACGATCAGGAACGGAAAGACATTGTCAACTTGGTGTACACGGCCCTGTCTCAAGGTTCGGCTACGACGCTCGGCGATAACATCGCCCTGCAAACGCAGCCCTACTGATCGACCGGGGATCTTCACTATGTTTAAACGAGCATATATGGGAGCAGTTGTCTCCTTGTGTGAGGATTTAAAGACGCCCGTCGCACTCCAGGCAGCAGAGCTTCTTCGCTCTGGACGCCATCTCGAATATTTGCAACTCGAGATCAAGTGGGATGCGTATGGCCTGAACGATCTGCACAGCTTCCGTAACGATTATCTCGCGGTCGAACTCTTGAGTAAATATCAAGGGCTCGCCACGGGTATCGACACGGCGGCCGTCGCGCTCAGTAGCTTCACCGCTGCTGAGGAACAATGCAAAGCAACAAATGTTCGACTCACCGACTACGCTAGCCCGGAATGGGCACGTTGGGCGCCGATAATTTCATCGGCACAACGAAAAATACAGCGTGTTATCGGTGACCGTCCACGAATGGCTTCATTGTTGGATCGCTTCAAGTGGGGTAAGGGCGCTACGTTTTCGTGTAAAAGCGAGGACGTACGCGCAGATTTAAAGCTTCTTGAGAAGCGAATCAGCGTCACCCCTCAGGCTTTGCCGTACTTACGTGCGGCAATGGCGACTGATTACGCGTGGTTACATTCACGCGGCATCAACGCCTCGGGGCCGACCTCCCTTCTTTCCAAACACGATTTTGATCTCGTGCGAGGCAGCAGGGGTGTGACGGTTCCGAAAAACGCGAAGACTGACCGGTTCATCGCCGC